TTAAAAGAAACTGATAGAGTGCCTAAAGACTTGGGTTGGTCTGCTGGACCTACTGCTGGTTATATTGCGTGTGCTAGAGAAAACCCAAAAGAAATTTATATGATAGGTCACGATTTATATTCACAAGATAATAAAGTTAATAACATATATGCTGGTACAAAGCATTATGTTACCAAAGAGCACGGACCAACGCCTTGTATCAATTGGATAAACCAATGGGCGTACTTATTCAAAGAGTTTAGAAATGTCCAATTCTATAAAGTCAATAAAGATTTGGCTTCAAAGGATAAAACCAATCAACCGATAACCGAATGGGAAGGTGGATTGATCCATAATTTACATTACATAAATTATCAGGATATGCTAGACAAATTGCTAAAGGTGTGATACACTTATAAATAGAATATAACGTTATATTCAGGAGAAAAATGAAATGAGAATATTAATATTGCTCTTCATTATGTTAGCCTTTACAACTACAGGCTCAGCAGATGAAGTGTCAGATTTATTAAAACGAATTGAAGCTCTTGAGTCAAAACAATCACAATCAAATCTTAATATACCTGATGGTTTCTTTGTCAACGGAAATTTAGAAGCCTATTATGATGATAAGACTTATGATGATAGTTGGGACTCACGAACCGAAGTAGTTGTCGGTATCGAAAAGACTTTAAAAAATGATTTTTGGGTAGGAGGTTCCACTAAATTGGATTCTCATTATTCATTAGATACATCTTTGAATAACACCCTTGTTGAAAAACAAATAGGGTTTGGTAATGATACCTGTAGATTATTCATAGGTGAAACAGACGCACAAAGATTAGGCTTTGCCAAAACACCTAAAATATCAGCACCATTAATTTACACACAAAGCAATTTCAGAATTGATCATAACGAAAAATCTGTTTTGGCTTGTGGTGGATATCAATGGAATAATGAATTCGCTTTTGACTCTCATAGATTAAAAAGAGACAAACCTTATGCTGTTAATATAGGTTATGATAGAAAGCAAGACACCACATATTTCACATCAACATACAATTTTGGAGTTGCTGAAATTTCTTATATGAGAATATCATCACCTTCTACAGCGCCAGGTTATTCAGTTGACAAGGTACAGGAAGGTTATGCAGTTGGAGGTGCTCTACATCATTTAACTAAAGGCAAGGTTCCTCTAGTTTGGGGTGTTGAAATGTGGGACGATAAAGATACTGGTTTAGCCGCTGATAACCGTTGGGATATTGGTGGGTTATATAGCATTAGTCCAAGTCTATATGCAACAGCACATAGGACGATTAATGACGACCTAGGCTTTACTGGAAACTACTATGGATTGGTATATAATATATACAGCGATAATAACCATAGAGCGAGACCAGACCAAAGGGACGGTTTAGAATTTGGTATCTATCTACACGATAAAGAGAAAACCAGCGTCTATACAGGTGCCCATACTGATTATGGTAACCAAATTATTGGTTCGATTAGATGGAAGTTTTAATGCTAGGAGGGTTGACAGGCTTAGCATTACGTGTTATATTATAATAATAGCATTTAATTGTTAGCTGCAATTAAATTATAGTGCAAGGAAGTGCTGTCTTACCAGAGGCGGTAACTTGACTTTCGAGGGGTTGTACCCAGGCTAGTTGTGGAAAACACAAAGAGTCACATCATTGACAGATGGCGGAAGGTTGCTGGGGTTATAGAATGGTATCTGTGTCTCTGGCTTGTAGGTGTAACCAAGTCCTACCTATTTTGCTATATTATAAATACCAATATATTATGAATATAGTGGACAAATTAATACGAAAATACATTAATAGGAGAATACAGAAATATGGATTTCGCACAATTAAAAGAAAGTCGAACTAACTTTGATAAGTTAACAAAGGCTTTAGAACAAAACCTCAATCCTGAGGATAAACAACAACAAAACAAATATCAAGACGATAGACTCTGGAAACCAGAACTAGATAAAACTGGAAATGGTTATGCAGTTATTAGATTTTTACCAGCAACGGATAAAGAAGATATGCCGTGGGTAAGAGTTTGGTCTCACGCTTTCCAAGGACCTGGCGGTTGGTATATTGAAAACTCATTAACAACATTAGGAAGAAAAGATCCAGTAAGTGAAGAGAATACAAGACTCTGGAATACTGGAGTTGATAGTGATAAGGACATTGCTCGTAAGAGAAAAAGAAAATTATCATACTATTCAAACATTTATGTTGTGAGTGACCCAAAACATCCAGACAATGAAGGTCAGGTAAAATTATACAAATATGGTAAAAAAATATTTGATAAGATTACTGAAGCAATGCAACCAGCGTTTGATGATGAAAAACCAATCAACCCATTTGATTTTTGGAAAGGTGCAAACTTTAAACTAAAAATTAGAAAAGTTGATGGATTTTGGAATTATGACAAATCTGAATTTGAAGGCATTACGCCGATTGCAAATAATGATGAAACAATTAAATCATTATGGGGTAAGCAGTACGCCTTAAATCCATTCCTAGCCGATAGTAATTACAAATCTTATGAGGATCTCAAAGAGAAACTTAATAGGGTTATTACTGGCAAAGGAAGCAATGGTGCTACAACGGCAGCTGAAGTGGAACTCCCACCACAATCTGCTAAACCATTGAAAAGTGAAGAAGCGCCTGCTCAAGTAAGCAAGGTGAATGATGAGGAAGAAGATACCTTATCATATTTCAGTAAACTTGCTGAAGACGAGTAATATCTCTCTCAAAACTTCTCACTTTAAGGGGACCTTTTTTCAAAGGTCCCCTTTTTTACGTTAAGGCTCGTATAAATATCCGTATGGCAAGTGTATTAGATAGTTTAGTAGACAAACAAGGCGATTCAGTTAAATCGGCTGCGTGGTATCAACAAAACGTTCGTAAGATAGCAGGTAAGGCTACAGCAAGGGCTTTAATGGCAAGTGGAAAATTAAATGCTAGACCTAGTACAGGTCGGTTAAATCTATTTTTCTATGACCCAAAAACCAAAGATAGATTACCATACTATGATACATTTCCATTAGTTTTACCTTTAGAAGGAATTAGAGGTGGATTTATGGGTATGAATTTTCATTATTTACCTCCTGTGTTAAGATTTAGATTGCTTGAACTTATGCAAAGATATGCTACAAGTAGAGATTTAAAAAGCACAACAAGAATGGATGTAAGTTATGATAGAGTTGGTGCTTTACCAATAGTTAGACCAACAATTAAAAAATATTTATGGTCTCACGTTAGGTCAAGTTTTTTAAGAATAGATATAGCAGAGGCTGCTATAGCAGTATATTTACCTGTTCAACGATTTAAGAAAAGAACATCAAGCTATGTTTGGTCACAAAGTAGGAGAATGATGTAATGGCAATTTTAAGAGGCGGTAGAAGAATTGGTAATATGGATATCCGTGTGGGTATTCCTAGAGATAGGTCATTGGACAATGTTGCAGGTGATAAAAGATTAAACAGAAAATTTGGTGGTAATCCAGAATCTACAATGGGTAGATTTATGGGTTATGTTATGGAAGGTGAAGGATTTGCCAGAGCAAATAGATATTTGGTAGATTTTATTTTACCTAGAGGAGTTGATCTTGGAATAGGTGACTTGACTAATTTACCACCTTCTGAAAGAGTTGCACCATCAATTCCATTTGAGGACGAAGTTAGATATTCAACAGGTCACGGTGAACTGAATCAAATGTCCGAAATACAAAGGGGATTAAGAGCATTTTGTAGTGCTGTTAGTATGCCTGGTAGAAATATTGATACTAAAGAATTCTCAACATACGGACCAATGAGAGAAGTAGCATACGGTCATAGTTATGCAGGAAATATAGACTTGACTTTTTATGCAGACAAATATTTAAGACAAAGATCATTTTTTGAAATGTGGCAACAAGCAATATTTAATCAGAATACTCACAATGTTAATTTTTATGATGAGTATGCTGGTGGTATGAGAATATATCAATTAGGTGCATTTGCAGGTGAACAAGACCGAGATAGAATTGCTTATGGTGTAGAAATTTATGAGGCATATCCAAAAACTATATCTGCTGTTGCATTTACACCAGAACAAGACCAAATACAAAAAATATCTGTTCAAATGGCATATAGAAAATGGTCAAATATGACAATGGATCAAATTGGAAAATATACCGTTGGAAGTGGATTTCAAATGCCTTCTGTTAAAGAAGGTAGACAAGGATTATTGGGTAGTATTTTAGGAAAATTACCACCCGAAATAAGACGTGCAGGTAGGGACGTCGT